AGGAAATACATTCCGGCTGAGCCGTTCACTCTTGAGCATTTCCGCTGGTGGGCTTCGGATGTGGTGCTTGACAATGACAAGTTCTGGGTGCTTGAGGAGTTTCAGGAGCGGTTCGTGGAGGATGTGTTCTCTGGGCGGTCGGTGTGTTGGCTTTGTGTGCCGGAGGGGAACGGGAAGACGACGTTGATCGCGGGCCTGGCGCTCTATTGGTGTGAGTTCAAGCCGGGTTCGAAGGTGTTGGCGGCTGCGGCGGCGATTCAGCAGGCGAACTTGATGTACGAGCAGGCTGAGGGGATGGTGTTGAGGACGCCGAAGTTGCATGGGATGACGGTGTCGGCGGTGTTGGTGGCGAAGGGGAAGAAGACGACGTCGAGGCCGAGGTTTGAGTGTTTGGAGGGGTGGCGGCGGATCAATCATGCGAACGGGTCGCGGTTCCAGGTGAAGCCGGCGTCGGACATGACGGGGGACGGTGTGATCCCGGACTTGTGTTTGATCGACGAGTTGCATCGGCATCGGAATCTGGCGCTGTATCGGACGTGGGCGGGGAAGTTGCGGAAGAAGCGGGCGACGATGATCGTGATTTCGACGGCCGGTGAGCCGGGCTCGGAGTTCGAGGCGACGCGTGAGGAGATGCGGAAGCGTGCGACGGAGACGGAGCACGGCGTTTGTTTCACGCGTGCGGCGGCGGACAACTGGGTGTTGCATGATTGGGCGATCCCGGAGGACGGGGATGTAGAGGATTTGGCGCTGGTGGAGCTCGCGAACCCGTTTTCGCTGGTGACGGTGGAGTCGTTGCGGGAGACGCGTGAGATGGCGGGGATGACGCAGCAGCATTGGTCGCGGATGAACGCGAACCTTCCGGCTCGTGGGTCGAGCGCGGCGATCCCGGAGCGGGTTTGGCATGACGCGGCGACGTCGGAGCGGATTCCGGATGGCGCTGAGGTGTGGTTGGGGATGGACTTTGGCTGGCAGTGGGACACGACGGCGATCGTGCCGCTGTGGTGGCGTTCGAACGAGGAGCGGATTCTTGGGCCGGCCAAGATCCTCGAGCCGCCGAGGGACGGAACACATCTTGATCCGAATGTGGTGCGGGCGGCGGTGGTCGAGATGCTTGGGCGCTGGTCGGTGTCGACGGTGGTGATGGACCCTGACCGGGCGCATGACATCGCTGGCTGGCTCAGTGACGAGCTCGGGCTGTTGGTGGTCTATCGGGCGCAGACGGCGAAGCCGCAGGCGGAGGATTACGAGCGGTTCATGGAGGCCTTACGGAACGGTTGGCTGCGGCACTCGGGGGACGAGGGTTTGCGTCGGCACGCGCTGAACGCGGTGGCTCGGCTGTTGCCGGACGGCGGCGCCAAGTTCGGACGGATCTCCGAAACCAGGCAGGGCGGCAACCAAGACGCCCGCGTGATCGACGCTCTGGTTGCGGCGGCGATGGTGCATTCGGTGCGGGCAGGCGACACCGGCTCGTATTTGTGGACGTTCGATGACGTCGAGGTGGCGACGGCGTGACGGGGTTTGGAGTTCCGGCGGCGGGAGTCTGTGTTGACCTCCCGCCAGCACCGCTCTCAGCCGGGGCGTCCGAAGACGCGCTGCGGTCGCTTCCCTCGTTTGCGCCTAGCGCAAATCTGCGGCCGATCCTACACGGGCGAGTGGCGGCGTGAGGGTTTTGGTGACGGGCGCGGCAGGCAGCATCGGGAGGGCGCTGGTGGCGGCGCTCAAGCGGGACGGGGAAACCGTGGACGCGACCGACATCGACACGCTCGACGTCCGAAACGAGGACGTTGTCTGGAACTGGTTCTTCGACACCCTCCCCGACTTGGTGTTCCACCTCGCCGCCGCCAAGCACGCACCGGAGGGAGAGCTCGACCCGTACGGGGTTGCCCAGACAAACATTGATGGGACAGCCAACGTGTTGGCCGCCGCAGGCGATTGTGGCTCCCGTGTCGTGATGGCGTCGACGTGTAAGGCGTGCGACCCGGAGACGGCGTATGGGGCGACGAAGCTGATCGCGGAGCGGATGGTGTTGAACGCGGGCGGTTCGGTGGCCCGGTTCTACAACGTGCCGTTGACGTCCGGCGACGTCTTCGAGACGTGGCGTGACCTGCCGGCGTCCGAACCGCTGCCGGTGACACCGTGCTCGCGGTATCTGATGCCGCTAGAGCGTGCTTTGGAGCTTCTGCGGCTGTGCTCCGGGTTGCCGTCTGGCCGGTATTCGGTGGATCCGGGCCAGCTGCGGAAGATGAGCGAGATCGCTGAGGAGCTGTATCCGGGTCGTCCGCAACGGCACATGGATCCGCGTCGCGGCGACCGTTTGAAGGAGCCGTTGTATGCGGCGCACGAGCGGTTGATTCCGCTGGACGGCGGGCTCGTCCGGATCGTGTCGCCGCACGATCCGGTGGTCGCGCCGGTGATGGTGGCAGCGTGAAGGTCTTTGGGTGCATGGCCTGGTTCGACGAAGACCCGCGCTGGCTCACTGCTTCGGTGACGGCGTTTGCGAAGCTTTGCGACCACGTGATCGCGATTGACGGCGCGTTCTTCGCCTATCCCGAAGGCAGACCCTCCTCCGGCGGCGACCAGGCCGAAGCGGTTGTGGCTGCCGCGCGTGCGTCCGGGATCGGGTGCACGGTTCATGTGCCGCAAACGGTGTGGATGGGCAACGAGCCCGCGAAACGTTCGTGCTACGCAAAGATCGCGAACGCGCTAGCTACGCCATTCGAGGACTGGCTGCTGGTGTTGGACGGTGATGAGGAGCTTTCGTGGGTGTCTCCGTTGGCAAGACTCGACCTCGAGGAAACGGAGCTGGACGCCGCGGAGATCGGGGTGTGGACGACGGACGAGCTGCGGACGTGGAACGGGCCTAGCCGACGGCTGTACCGGGTGCTGCCGGAAATGGAGTACGGGGCAACCCATTTTTCGTTGTCGGGCCGGGGCCGTGACGGTGAGAGGGTTTGGTTGAACGGTCTGGGCCCGAAGTATGGGCAGCCTCTGGGGGACGCGTTGTCGATGCAGCAGGCGATCCGGGTGGAGCACAAGCATCATTTGCGTGCGGAGTCGCGGGCGCAGAAGGCAGACGAGTTCAACGTGATCAGGCCGATGCTGGAGCCGTGGGTGCCGGTGGCGGAGACGGTGGAGTGTTGAAGCGTGGCCGCCGGGTTCGCATGCATTTCAAGCCGCAAACGGGTATGGACGCGTCGCTCGAGGGGATCTTGCGGTACGGCTGGAACGGCACCTACGTACTCCTCGTCCCGACATTGGTCGAAGGCGAGAACGCGACCGTCGGGCTCAACCACCGTGTCGACGTCCCCCGCGACAACGTCCTGTTTTGGGAGGTGCTGAAGCCGTGATTTTGGCGGCACAGCGCGGCAACCGCGAATACCGCGTGTTCGGCCAGGCATCCAACACCGTCCCGACCTACATGCAGTTCCTTGGCGGCGTCTCCGCCGGTGTCAACTACACGTTGCAGTCCGCCGTCGGGATCCCCACCATCGGCGCTTGTATCCGGCTGATCTCCGAAACGATCGCCAGCCTCCCCATGTGCGTGTACGAGGGCGAGCTCGCGCAGAAACGGAAGGCGTTGGAGGCGTGGCAGTACGAACTGTTGTATGAGCAGCCGAACCCTGACTGCTCCGCGTTCGACTTTCACTCAGATATCGCGGCGTCGATCGAGACGTGCGGGAACGCTTTCGTCCGCAAGTTCAAGAGCAAGGGCCGGGTACTCGCGATGTACGTCCTCGACCCGGCGACGGTCGTCGTGAAGCGCACGGACGGGAACGCGAAGGTGTTCGAGATCGGGTACGGCAGCCACCGCGAGACGTTGAGCGCCGCCCAGATCCTCCATATCCGCGGGTTCACGCTGTACGGCGGTGATGTGGGGTTGTCACCGATCCAGCAGCACCGGCTGTCGTTGAGCGCCGCGATCGCCGGGCAGTCGTTCCAGGGCAGCTTCTACGCGAACGACGCGACCCCGCCCGCCTACATCGCCGCGCCCGGGCAACTCACACGTGACCAGGCGTTGGACATGCTGCAAATGTGGAACTCGCGGCACCAGGGGCCGTTGAACCGGGGGAACATGGGGATCCTCTACAACGGTGCCGAGGTGAAGCAGCTGGGGATGCCGTTGGTGGATGCGCAGTGGATCCAGACGCAGGAGCGTTCGGACGAGCTTTGTGCCCGCATCTACCTTGGGCCTGCCGCGTCCCTCCTCTCAGGGCCGGCCGCCGGTTCCGCGGTCAAGACCGAGGAGGAAACGCTGCGGTTTCTGAACTTTGCGTTGCGGCCGCGATTGGCTCGGATTGAGGGCGCGTTCAAAGCTGACCTTGATCTGTTCGCCCGCACCGACCTGTACCCGGAGTTCCACATCGACGACCTGCTGCGCACTGATGCCGCGACGCGGGCCGAGGTGCAACACAAGAAAATCCAGTCCGGTGTCCTGTTGATCGACGAGGCCCGTGCCGAGGACGGGCAGCCGCCGTTGCCTGATGGTGTCGGCCAGATCCCGCAGGTCACGCCTGTCGGGGGCGCACCAAACCCCGCCCTAACTGTCACAGCCGGAGGTTAGAAGATGGCAACCACCGAGAAGCCGGCCGACGTGCCGGAGCTTCAGCCTGCCCGCGAACACCGCCTGTTGCCGCTCGACCATGTCGAGTGGCGTGCCTCCGGTGCCGGGGAGGGCGAGTTGATCCTGCGCGGCCACGCGTCCGTCTACAACCGGTTGAGCCTCGATCTGGGCGGGTTCCGGGAGAGGATCGCGCCCGGCGCGTTCGCCCGGGTGCTGGACAGGAACCCTGACGTTCACGCCCTCTGGGATCACGACACGAAGCGTGTTTTGGCCCGCACGAAAAACAAGACGTTGGATTTGCGTGATGACCCTGTGGGCCTTCACTTTTACGCGAAGGTCGCTGACACCAGCTACGCCCGCGACCTGCGCGTGCTGATGGAAAGGGGCGACGTCGACCAGGCGTCGTTCGCGTTCACCGTCGAGCGGGACGAGTGGACGATCGACGAGAACGAGGAGGTGACCCGGACGATCCATGAGGTGCGTGACCTGTATGACGTGACGGTCACGGCGCAGGGCGCCTACCCGCACACAGACAGCAAGGTTTTCAGGCATATCAGGTCGCTGATCACCGAGGAGATTGCGGAGGGACGGCTGCCCGAAACGGCGGCTGATGCCCTCCCTGAGACTGTCGCACCGGACACGGTGGGCAAGCCCGACCCGCAGGCGGAAAGCCTGGAGTCGGGCAAAGAGCGCAACCCCGCACCCGAAACGGTGGGGGACGACTCAACGCGCGATGCGGTTGAGGAGAAGCGCGCCGAGGAGCTCAGACAACTCCAGCGTGACAGTCACGCGGAGGTTGAGCTCGCAAAACGGCGTCTTCTGGACGCGGAACGCGAGAGGAAAAGGAATGAAGCCCACCACCCAGGCTGAGGAGGCCCGCAACTCGCTGGCCGAGTCGGTCGACAAGATGGAGGACTGGGACGCGAAGATCCAGGCTCTCCCCGCTGACGCGGACGAGAAGGAAGTCGAGTTTCACCGGTCGGCGTTTGAGGCGGCGAAGCGGGAGACGGCACGCTGGCAGGACACGGTGACACGGCTTGACGAGATCGACCGTGCCCGCGGCAGCATCACCATCCAGCCCGCCGACGAGGAGCGGAAGCTGCCGGCCGGTTACACCCAGGTCGGTGACGAACTGTCGGAGAAGACGTACTCGCAGCGGACGGCGCTGACGGGCCGGTCGTTCTTCATCGACTTGGTGCAGGCGACCCGCGGTGACATGGAAGCCCGGGTCAGGCTCGAGCGGCACACGCATGAGGTTGCGGTGGAACGCCGTGACCTTTCGACGACGGTGACGGCCGGCGGTAACTTCGTGCCCCCGGCCTACCTCGGCGAGCTGTACGCGGATCTGCCGCGTCCCGGCCGCCAGTTCGCGGACGCGATCGGCTCGCGCCCGTTGCAGTCGACCGGCATGAACCTGACGATCCCGCGGATCACCACAGGCACGTCCGAAGCACTCCAGGCCGGTGACAACGCCGCGGTCGCGGAAGTCGACGTGGTTGAGGCGCTCCTGACTGTTCCGGTGCGAACGATCGCCGGTCAGCAGGACGTGTCCCAGCAGCTGTTCGACCGGTCGGAGCCGGGGATCGACCAGATCCTCTTCTCTGACCTCCGCAGGGCATATGACGCCGCGCTCGACAACAACCTGTTGAACGGCACCGGCGCCAACAACCATGTCGGGATCCGGTCGGTCGCGACGGTGAACGCGGTCACGTACACGGACGCGTCGCCGACGGCGGCCGAACTGGTGCCGAAGATCTACGACGCGATCCAGCAGATCGAGTCGAACCGGTACACGCAGGCCGACATGATCATCATGCACCCGAGGCGGTCGGCGTGGCTCGCGTCGAACCTGTCGGCGACGTTCCCGCTGTTCCAGCTTGGGACGCTGACGCAGGCGACCGGCACCCAGGACATGGGGATGAGCACGAGCCTTTCGGGGCTGAAGATCGTCCGGGACGCAAACGTCCGCACGCAGGACGGGGCGTCAACCAACCAGGACGAGATCTACGTCGTCTCGAGCGCCGATCTGATGCTGTTCGAGGGGCCGTTGCAGGCCCGTGTTCTCTCGGACGTCGGCTCGGGCACGCTCACGGTCAGGTTGCAGCTGTTCGGGTATTCGGCGTTCGCTTCCGGCCGTCAGCCGAAGGCGATCTCGATCATCTCGGGCACGGGCCTAGTCGTCCCGACGTTCTAGACGAAAGGTAGGAAAGCGAGATGCCAGAGACAAAGGACATGCGGGTGGAGCCCGGTGCGGCGCTCGATTCGCTCGGAACGGTTCCGGACGACGAGGTCATCACCAGCAACACGGAGATGCCGCCGGCGGAGCCGGGCCACGACGTCGCGAAGGCGAAGGAGGGCAGGGTGTTCGACCCGAACGCTGCCCGCCGGTACGCCCAGGGCGAGGAGCCGTGGCTGCAGGACAGCGAGGCGATCAACCCGGCCCACTGGCCCAAGATCCAGGATCCGGTCGAGGAGCTGAAGGTCGCGATCGCGAAGAAGGAACGGGAAGTGAAGAAGCTCCAGGACGAGCTCAAGGAGCTCAAGAAGTCGTAGAACGAAACCCCGTGGGGCGGCCCGGGCATCGGGTCGCCCCACGGGGTTTTCGAGGAGAGGATGATGGTGGCGGATACTCAGGAGCAGTTGGCGGCGCAGGTGGCGGCGTTGCTGCGGGAGCGGGCGGGGTATGTGGAGAAGGGTCTTGACGATCGCGTTGCTGCCGTGGACGCGGAGCTGAGGCGGTTGGGTCAAAGGGCGGCGGCTCCGGCGCAGCGTGCGGAGAAGCGAGCCTAGCGATGACCGACGTTTCCAACCTCGACGACCTCGCGAACGCGATTTCGCAGTCGGGTTCGCCGAAGATCCGGGCGTATGCGCAGGCTCAGGCGGCGGCGACGCAGTCGCAGGAGACGGAGATTCGGGCGCTCGCGGGCTTGGTGTCGGGGCAGACGGCGGCGATTGGGGCTCACGCTTCGCGGCTGTCTGCGTTGGAGGCGTTGGCACATTCGCACGACCCGCCGCCCCCGCCGCCGCCGCCGCCGACGACCGGCAAGCCGTCGGTTCCGACGGGTCTGGCGGCGGTTGCGGGCGACGCGAAGGTGACGCTCTCCTGGAACGCGAATCCGGCGGCCGACAACGTGACCGGCTACCAGGTTTACAGGGACGA